CAGATACATCTTCTTGCACATGAGGAATGGAAAACAGAAGTAGGACATCTCGTAGATGTATTCAAAGATGCAATCAAGAAATATAGAACAGATTGTAACATTGGATACGAAAGTAACATCTGGCCACAGAAGTATGGGTTTGAGGGTATTCGTTTGAAACGATACCTACCAGATGGCGTAGATCAATTTGGGAATCATGTTGATGTCGCAGACTATGCTAGTGCAAGACGTTTTCTAGTTTTCTTTTTGTATCTAGATGACAATGATGGTGGTTCAACTACCTTTCCAGATTATGATGTTACGTCACAATGCAAGAAAGGTTCTTTACTTATGTTTCCACCACTATGGCCTTGGTTACACGCTGGGGAGAAACCAATAGACAAACCAAAATATATACTAGGGAGTTATTTACATTATGTCTAAACTACTAAATCACTTAGGTGAACCAATCGAGAAACTAGTTAACGAATCTGAACTACCAACGACAGATCAAATACTACAAGACCCAATCACAAAGAAGTTTGTCTTTTTAAATAGTGAAACTTATCCAAACCAGACTTGTATTGGTCTTACTGATGAAACAGATTATCATGGTGTCATCTACAAGTATGGCCAAGTTACTATTCCAGATGAGAATAAATTACTTGACAATGAACACTTGCAATTACAGTTCAAGTATGATATACTAGAGAATAATGGGATTCCAAAAGAAAACTTTGGAGATGACTTTTTTAAATTACTTGGTGATATACTTTATCATATCATCATTGCACAATCAGAGGTAGGATATGACACAAACGATAGAACGAACAACGCTGAGCAATCTGGTATTCAATGAGGAATACTGTAGAAAGGTATTACCTTTTATCAAGTCAGATTACTTTGATATAAAAGAAGAACAAGTTGTATTCAATGAGATTGTAAACTTTGTAGACAAGTACAAAAGAATACCCACACAGATATCCTTAGAGATAGAAGTCGAGTCAAGGAAAGACTTGACTGAAGACCAGCATAAAAATATCGTGGAGATTATCAAGACACTTGACTCTACTAAAGTTGATATGGAATGGTTAGTCGATACTACGGAGAAGTTTTGTAAAGACAAAGCTATCTACAATGCAATCGTAGAGGGTATCTCTATCATTGATGGTAAAGATAAAAATCGTGGTGCAGACTCAATACCAAGTATTCTAACAGATGCACTTGCTGTGTGTTTTGACAATGCAGTTGGTCACGATTATTTTGACGATAGTGAAAAACGATTTGACTTCTATCATAGAGTAGAAGAACGGATTCCTTTTGACCTAGACTTCTTTAACAAGATTACTAAAGGTGGTCTTCCGACAAAGACTTTGAATATCGCACTTGCTGGAACTGGTGTTGGTAAATCTTTGTTCATGTGTCATATGGCTGCGAACTGTATGTCGCAAGGTAAGAACGTATTGTATATTACTTTGGAGATGGCAGAGGAACGTATTGCAGAACGTATAGATGCAAACCTAATGAACGTATCTATGGAAGACTTACATGACTTACCAAAGAATATGTTTGACAGTAAGATTGAAAGTATTGCAAAGAAAACAAATGGTAAACTTATCATCAAAGAATATCCTACTGCATCAGCTCACTCTGCACACTTTCGTGGATTGATAAAAGAACTTGCAATCAAGAGAAGTTTTAAACCAGATATGATATTCATTGACTATCTAAATATCTGTGCATCTTCAAGACTCAAAGGAGCATCTAATGTTAACTCTTACACATATATTAAATCGATTGCAGAAGAACTTAGAGGACTCGCCGTTGAGTGTGATGTTCCAATCATGTCTGCGACACAAACAACGAGAAGTGGATTCACCTCGTCAGACCTCGGCCTTGAGGACACATCTGAATCGTTTGGGTTGCCGGCGACTGCCGACTTCATGTTCGCCCTTATCTCGAATGAGGAACTTGAAGGATTAAATCAGATTGTTGTAAAACAATTGAAGAACAGATACAACGACCCTACTGTCAACAAAAGATTTGTTTTAGGTATTGACAGAAGTAAGATGAGGTTGTATGATGTTGAGAACAAAGAACAAGAGGACTTGGTAGATAGTGGGCAGACTCCAGTATTTGATAATACACCTATGGGTGGGAACAATAAGTTTTTGAAAGATAATCTAAAAATGTTGAAAGAACCAAACTATGAAGACTTCAAAGTATGAGTATTGTAAACAAAGTAAAAAACAAACCATACAAATCATCTAATGTTCATACGTTCAATATAAAGATTCCGATTGTTCAAAAAGTATTGGATATATTTACACCAGAGGAATCAAATATTCTTGCTGACTATATTGTGAGTTTAGGTGATGTGCAGAAAAAGAAAACTACTGTTAAAGCACCTATGTCTGATTGGCATATCAATGAAGACCATTATCTTGTAGAAAGATTATCTAATAAAGTTTTAGATATTATATCAGATATTTCAAATGAAAAAGATACAGATAAACCTACATTTTATATACGAAGATGTTGGGCTGCAGTTTATGGTAAAGGGGATTGGACTAAAGTACATAATCATGGTGCAAGTGCTTTTGGTTGGTGTTACTATGTTCGTATGCCAGAGGGTGCATCTCCTATTTGTTTTCCAGAGGCTGACTTAACTATCTACCCTAAAGAGAGTGAAGTAATTATATTTCCTGGCATAGTGGAACACTCTGTTCCCCCATCTGATATCGAAGAAAAACGAATCATGATTGCGAGTAACGTAGGAATCAAATAAACAATTTGTCTAAATAGGATTTCCAAACTTATAAAGGAGATACAAACTGGTCAAATATAGAGTTTGCTCTAAGCAAGTTCTTCAAAAAGATTTGAAATTAGTTGATGCCCGAAAAGTAATATCCGAATTAAATGAAACTAATAATGACGAAGAACTAGTATACGAGCTCGAAAGATATAAAGTCGAACCACCCAAAGTTATGAAGACAGTTTGGGTTACAGACGAAGATTGTCCAAACCTTAAAGTACCAATACGAAAAAAGATATAGTTAGTCCTTATAAATAACAGAGTAAGGAGTCTAACTATGTCTGAAAATTATTTTATGGGTCTTGATGGCTTTGTTTGGTTTACTGGAGTCGTGGAAGATCGTAATGACCCAGATGCTTTGGGTCGTGTTCGTGTACGTTGTCTTGGATTTCATACAGAAGATTTAAATGACATACCTACTGTTGACTTGCCTTGGGCAACAGTTATGCACCCAGTTACAGACCCATCTATGCAAGGGTTAGGTAACTCTCCATCTTTTCTTGTTGAGGGTACTTGGGTAGTAGGTTTCTTTTCAGATGCAAGAGAAAAACAACAACCCATTATTATGGGAAGTCTACCAGGCAAACCAAGTAGATTACCAGACCCAACAAAAGGTTTCAATGACCCTCGTGGTGCTGGTTCTGTCCAAGACTATTATGCTGGAAATCCAACATATGGCCCATATCCACTTAGTCGTAAATTAAATGAATCAGATACTAATCGCCTTGCAAGAGGTGAGATGTCTGAAAAACATTTACAACTACGAAAAAGAAGAAAGAACAGACAGACAGGAATACAGACTGCAACTCAACCATTTCTTTCTACAGTATCAGATGAAGCAGTTAACGAACCTCGTGGGAGTTTTGATGAACCCCACCCAAAAGATATTGATTATAATTCAGTTGATGATATTTTTGATAGAATTTATCGTTCTGGTTTATATCCTTACAATCATGTATTTGAATCTGAGTCTGGACATATCACAGAAGTAGATGATACGCCAGGTGCAGAAAGAACTTTCAGACAACACAAGACTGGAACATATGAAGAAATAATTGCAGACGGAACTAAGACAGTTAAAGTTATTGGAGACAACTATGAAGTTATCATGGGTGATTCTAATGTATATATTGGTGGGAATGTTAATCTTACAGTAGGTGGAGATGTTCGTCATCTAGTAAAAGGTAATTATCATTTAGAGGTAGAGGGAAACTACACACAGAAGATACATAAGAATATGAGAACTAAAGTTGGAGCTGGATTTGTGGGTGGAAACCTTGAAGAAGAAATAAAAGGAACACACTCTTTTAATATTAGTGAATCTGTCAAAGGTCGTATTGGTAAAGATGTCAATGTAACTACAGAGGGTGATGAAACAAGAATCAATAATGGTAAATTTGATTTAGTTGCAAAGAGTGATATCTCTGCAATCACTACTGGTGGTAAGATGTTACTAAATGCAAGTGGTAATGTTTCAATTGATGCTGTATCTGGTATCATGGCTCTTAAATCTGGTACAACATTAAATTTGAAATCTGCAACACTTATGACTATTACATCTGAAACTACAATAGATATGAACGCAACAACAGAAGTAGATATTGACTCTGCATTGATTAATTTAAACTAGGAGATATTATGCCTGAAGTAACAAGAGTAGGAACAGACACCCATGTTGGTCATGCAAGCCCAACACCAAATCCTTTTCATCAGACAGCATATGCATCTGGTTCTCCAGATGTTTTTACAAATGGTGCAAAGACAGTTCGTATAGGAGATTCCACAAGTTGTGGTGACCCAGCAACTGGTGGTAGTGCAACTGTTAAAGTAAATGGTATTAGTGTTCATAGAAAAGGTGATGCAACTGGTGGTCATGGAAGTTTTGTGCCAAACAGTTCTGCATCTGGTTCTGCAAATGTTATTGCTGGGGGATAAGAATGGCAGACTTTAAAACTCCAAATCTATGTGGTGCAAATGAATCACTCAATACTGCATTATCAAAGATTGATGATATAAAAGCACAGATTGAATCTAAATTAAATTCTTCTGCATCTGAAGCTGCAGCTGCATTTGAAACTGCACAAGCAGATATCAAATCAAAACTTGATGCACTTGCAGTAGATTTACCAGAAGCAAAACCTGTTAATCTTCAATCAGAAATAACAAGTCTTATTAATGATGTGGATAGAACAACAGCAGGGGGTATCGCAGCTTTCAATGCAAAGGTTGCTGCACTCAAAAAAGATTTTGGTGGAGCACTTGAAAAAAAGGGTTTAGACTTTGACAAACTGATTGATGATTCTAGTGCGAAGTTAGGTAAAGATATTGCCGCTGCTTCTACTGCATTAGATAATGTAATAACTGATGCAACTGGTGCTGTAACTGACGTATTCAATTCTGTTACAGATTCAGTAAGTGGTGCAGCTGCAAGTATATCATCTGGTTTAGGAATATCTGGAGTGCCTGGAAATGTAACTCCTAGTCTAGATGCATTTGGTGGAGCAGGAGATGCTGTGTCTGGAACAACTTCTTCTGTTGCAGCTGGTGGTAATCTTTGTGACCTTGTTCCTAATCTTGAATTACCAGCAGACCTTTCTGGAACTGGTGTTACCACAGAAGAAATAGAAGAACGAGCAAGTAATGCTACAACACTTACTTTAACACAAACACCAGAAGAAATTCTAGAAGTCACAGGTAAGAAGACTACTCAAAGTTTTTTTACTAATATACAATATAAACAGAATGGTAAAATTATTGTTCCAAGTGCAACAGGAACTTATTCAGAAATTAAAGTTAAATATACCATCTCCAAGATTGCAGAAAAACCTATTGCTGCAAAACAAGCAGATGTTCCAGCAGAGTCAGAAGAAGTTTCTAT